CTGGTGATGCTGTTTGGACTGGAACTACCCCTCCAACCTCAAGTGATCCTTATTATGTTGATGGTGGTGACTACTTAAGTTGTTCACTTCTTAAAGATGACCTTATCACTTCAAGTGTTGTTAATACTGTTCAGACTTGGTATCTTGATACTGCGTTGCTTGATCAATATACATCATTTGAGTATGGTCCACAACCAATCTTAGATACAAATACTAACACATACGTTAATAGTGATGAGTTTGCTATTTATGTCTATGATCCAAAGGGTAATTTGGCTGAACAATATCTTGTTTCAAATACTCCAGATAAACTTGATGACTTTGGTAACAAGATGTTTGCTCCCGACCTTATCAACGGTAATAGTTCATATATCTATTTCTTCGTCAGCGATGACCCTGCTGGTGCTGCTGGTGTTGAACCAGTTTCAACTGGAAGATTAAATCTTGCTGGTGCAGATGCTCTTACTTCTGATCTTAGTCTTGTCTCTGGTGAGATTGAAGGTCAATGGAGAGAATGGTTTGCTAACAAGGAAACCATTGATATTGATGTGTTACTTGACCCAGATTATCCCGCTGTTCTTAAGCAAGCAATTGACGATTTAGCAAAGAATATCCGTAAGGATTGTTTTGCTCTTCTTAACGTTCCAGAAAACGTTATGGTGAACACTTCAACTCACAGACCAATTGCACAATATGTAACAAGCATGAAGAATTATGTTGCTAATGATCTTAAGATCAACTCTTCATATTCTGCTATCTATGGTCAGTATTTCAAGATTTATGATGCTTTCAATGAGAAATCTCGTTGGGTTCCTGTTACTGGTTATGTTGGTGCTACTATTGCTCGTGTTGATTTCAATACCGCACAATGGTATGCTCCTGCTGGTTTAAACCGTGGTGTTATTGACGGTATCACTGATGTCGCAATTACCCCAGACAAAGCCCAGAGAGATGTTATGTATGTTAACAGAATTAACCCAATTGTTAACTTCACTGGTCAAGGTATCGTTATTTGGGGTCAAAAGACACTCCAGGCTCGTCCAAGTGCCTTTGATAGAATTAACGTTCGCCGTCTCTTCCTCCACATGGAGAGAAGTATTGAGAAGTTGGCACGTTATTTCCTCTTTGAACTTAATGATGAAATCACTCGTAGTAGATTCCGTGGTCTTGTTAATGGATTCTTGTCCGATATCAAGGTTCGTCGCGGCGTAACTGATTTCCTCGTTGTATGTGACTCATCAAACAATCCACCAGAGGTTGTTGATGCTAACGAATTCGTTGCAGAAATTCTTGTCAAACCAACCCGTGCAATTGAATTCATTAAGCTCGTGTTTACTGCTGTAAATACTGGCGTAAGCTTCTCAGAGGTTGTTGGTAAGTAATTAATTAAATAGGAGAATAATATGCCATTTCCATCAGATGTTGAACCAATGAATCTCTATAGCTTCCGTCAGACAATTCGTGACGTAAGCCGTCCATACCTCTTTATGATAGAGATGCCTAACATAGATAACAATAATGCGAAGGTTACGGCCTTCGCTCGTACTGCCAGTTTACCAAAATATTCTGTCAATACAATTGATATCCCATTCCAATCACAGAAACTTAAATTAGCTGGTCCTGCAAATATTGAAGGTTCTTGGCAAGTTGAGTTCCTCTGCGATGAACTCCATGCTCTTCGTAATAGATTCATGAGTTGGGTTCAAACAGAATATGATATCCAAAAGCTTTTAGCGGGCGCTCCTTCTTCATATAAGTACGATCTTGCAAAAGTTGTACAGTTATCAAGAAATGGTTCTCGTATAGCCACATATCAATTCATCGGTTTATTCCCAACTTCAGTTGGTGATATTCAACTTTCACACGAAGAAACTGGTTGGTCTAAATTCCCAGTTGAATTCGCTTACGATTACTTCACAATTGATGCTGCAAATCCATTCGTCCCAACCCAAAGTGCTTTCCAAATTGGAGCAACTGGTATTGGTGCTCAAACGGATCTTGGTGCATTGGCTGGAGCAACCGATATAAACACTCAAACTGGAACTACATCTACCAATGGTGCTTCTTAATAGAAAACTATGATAGTGTAGTGTATAATAGACCAAAATCGTTTTATGCGGTTTTGGTCTATTAGTTATAAGGAATATTAATAAATGCCGTTTCCTAAGAGTTATTCATCTGATACTGGTTATAACTTACATAGCTTTAGAAAAGTTATAGATGATATTTCTCGTCCATATTTGTTTATGGTTGAAATACCAAATATTGACACAGATGCTAGAAAATTAACTGCATTTGCTGCATCTACCTCAATTCCAGCATATAATCTAAATGTAGATGAATTTGAATTTCAAGGAGCAAAAAGAAAAGTAGTCAATGGTGCAACATTTGAGGATTGGGAAGTAGAATTCATAACAGATCAAGTTTATTCTTTAAGAAGTAAATTTTTGGCTTGGATGAATCAAGCATATGACCCTCACCAAAACTCAAACGCTTCTCCACATTCATACAAATATGATGGTGTTAAAGTACATCAATTGTCTAGAGTTGGTGAAAAAGTTCAAACATATCAATTTATTGGTTTGTTTCCCAAGAGTTTAGGTAAAATAGAATTAGGTCATGATAAAACAGATTATTCTAAATTTACTGTCAGTTTCGCTTATGATTATTTTAGTGTTGATTCTGGAAGTATGTTAGAAAAAGCAATACAACTAACTAGCGGAACTGATACGGAAAGCACTATTAATTTAAGTGGTGTGGTTGGTAGACCTCCTAAAGAGGGAACTCCACAAAACGATATATTAGGTATTTTTGATGTGTATGCTGGTACTTCAAAACCAACAACACCAGTAATATAATATCTAAAATCTGTTATAATTTATAAAGTTTAATAAGGAGTTATTATGAACGATAGACCTATGTTTTCATTAGGTGATTTAAAGAAGATTTATGCTACTAGGTCTTCTCCAGAGAATGCAATTAAATTATGCTATTCTCAAAAAGAAGTATTTGTAAAACCTTTAAAAATTAAAGATAAGAAAGAAATTTTAAAGGCAATTGAATCAAAAAATGAAGTTATTATTAATAAAGCACTTGATGATGTTATTGAAAAATACGCGGAATATGCAGACGGATCTGATTTTAATGTTAGTACATTAACTTCACAAGAAAGATTTCAACTCTTAGTACATATTCGAGTATCTGCTGCTGGAACTACTGCTAAGATTGCCCATGAATGTCCTTCATGTGGTACTATTAATAAAGATATTACATACGACTTAACCGCTATGTATGTCAAGAACTATACAAAACCAGATAGTGGTGATGAAATACTTTTGGCAAACGGCAATATAAAAATTAAACTCGGTCCTATGACTCGTGATAAAGAAATTGAAATTGAAAGATTTATTAAAAAGAATAAATTAAACTCATCCTCTGAAAAGAATTTTGCTTTAATGGCTGGAATTATTAAAGCAATTACTATGAAACAAGATGATGTAGAATCAGATGTTAAATTAACAACCGATGAAATCATTGATTTTTTTGAAAATCTTCCAGCAACAGAACTTGATAAAATTTTAGATTATTTCAAGAATACTGATTTCGGGGTTAAGATGCCATTTGAATTCAAATGTGAGAAATGCGGTCACGAATCTACTGAAGAGGTAAATATAGCCGTTTTTTTTATCAGTTAATGTTGATGGATAGCTGTTATAAAGCTGTCCTCAACGAATGTATTGAATTAGTGGTATGGGCTTCACCTTCTATAAATATAGGGGAGGTAGATAATATTGATCTACATGAATTCGATGTTTACAGAAAGGTTTTTAAGGAGAAATTTGAAGCCGATGCAAAGAATAAGCAAGAATTTATTAAAAACACATTTGAATTCGCTAAAAAATGTGTTGAAGTAATTTGCAAAACTATTGCTGGTGCTTTTGGTACTAAAACCAATACAAGTAACTTAAAATAAAATATTATGGCTGATACTCCACTAAATAAATTATTACAGAAAACGGATGCTGTTCAAAAGCAGAATGATACTTTAGAACAGATCCGTTCTGAATTGTTTGATTTAAATGGAAAAATAAGAAATCTTAATAGAGATGATAAGAACAGAATTGAAGAGTTAAAAGAACAAATAAAACTCATTCAAAAAGAGGGTTCTTTGAAGCAACAAAAAGCTTTAAATGATACTCTTAAGATGGTTAGAGGAGACATTGCAAGTGTTAGTGAAGATATAAAAGATTTTACCAGCGATGTTAGATTAGACTTTATAAGTTTAAATCAAGAATTCGCGGAAGTTCAAGCAGAGACTCAACTTTTAATGGAAGAAAAATTAAAAGAAATTGGTGAGTTTGTTGGTGAAAAAATTGATATAGCAGTAAAGTTTATAGGGTCCGCTATTAAAAACGCGGTTACTAATATATCCAATTATATTGATAATAAAATTACTTATCTTTTAAATAATATTACATCCATAATGAAGGGTGCGTTTAATACCCTAAAAAACGCAATACTTCGTCCAATTGAAATGCTTAGAAACTTGCCTGGTATGATTTTAGACAAAATGAAATCAGCCGTTATGTTTGTATTTAATACAATTAAATCTTTTATTACGGGGGCTATTAAGTTTGCATTTAATTTTGTTATAGGTGCTATTAAGTTTGCATTTAAAGCAGTTATAGGTGTAATAAAAGGGGTTATTTGGGTATTTACTAAAGTGTTTGAAGGTTTATATTTTTTAGTAAAATCTGCTTTTAAAATTATATATTTCATAGCATCAAAGATATTAAGTTTTGTCGTAGGTGTTGTTTGGAGTTTGATAAAAACAGTTGGTAAATTTGTATTAAATGTACTCTGGACTTCAGTTAAATTAATCGCAACTTCTGTTGCTAAGGTTTTATGGACTATTACAAAAACATTAGTACAGACGATAGTAATCGCTATAACATCAGCGTTTGCTCCATGGTTAGGATTACTAGCATTAATTGGTGTTGGTATATATTTCCTTGGTAGATATTTTGGATGGTGGGGTAATCAAGATTCAAAGCCTTCTGAAGTATCTAAAGGTGGTTTTTGGGGTGGTTTAACTGATACTGTTGGTAGTTGGTTACAATCAATAGGTGAATATTTTTGGGCAAAAGATGGTAAGAGTGGTGTACTTCAAAAGGCATTCCATTGGTTTTGGAATGATGAAAACACTGGTGTTATTCAGAAGTTTTTCGGTATATCTGGAAAGTTTGCTGATTGGATTTGGAATAAACTTAAAGAATTTTGGGATTGGGTATTAAAAGGCGCTAAGACTTCCGATCCATTTGAAATTAGAGAAGAACAAATGTCAAAAATCGAAAAGGCGCTTGAGAGAATAAATTCTTCTCAAACCGATTTAATGGAAAGACAGAAAGATTATACAAACGAATTAAACGTTTTAAATAAAATTTCAAACCCAACTCAACAAGATATCAAGAGAAAAAACGATCTTTCTGTTGCTATTAAAGAAATAAAAATAAAAATAACAGATTTAGATAAAGAAAAAACCGAAGTAAAACAAAAAGGCGATGAAATAAAAACAAACACTTCTGATAAAATAAAATTGTTAGCGCCTATATTCAGCGATTTGGTGAAAAATGACAAAGTTGCTGAAATAATAAGTAATTATTTAGGTAATACTTACGATTATTTAGAGGGAAATGAAGCATTAACAACAAAAGATTTAACAGAAATAACTAATCAAATATCTGATGAATTTAAAAATGCTAAAACAGAAGCAGATAAACAAAATTTAGGAATAGCTCTTAATGCTGTAAAAGATTATCAAAAAAATGCTGAAGATGTAGTAGGTAGAAAATCTGGAATTATTGAGAATATGATTGATGCTGTTAAAGGTTGGTGGAATGAAACAGGTAAAACTTCTTTATATGCTTTTATTTTTGGTGATTCAACTGTGGCTGGAAGCAAAGGTATAATACCTTTAGTGGTTGAAAAAGTTAAAGATATCTGGAATAAAATTGCAAATTATATTCATGGTGAGGGGAAGGATTGGACTAATCCATCTTCTGATAGTCTTTTAGGAAAATTTTATGAAATAATTTTTGGAAAAACTACAATTGATTGGGGTACTGCTGGTGGATTAATCGGTGTAATGAAAGAAATTTCTTATTCATATATTGTTAATCCAATTATAGGTTTTATTCAAGATTTCTTTGAGCCTTTTGTTAAAAATGTGTTTAGATTCTTAGGTAAGATTTTGAGTTGGGTTTCACAAGACGCCGCCGAAAAAACACAAAATGTTGGAAGAGGTATTAGCGAAGCAATGAGTGGTGCCGCAACTAAAGCGGCTGCAAGTGGTGCCGCTTTTATGGGGGAAAGAGAAAAATTCCTAAAAGAACAAATTGCGTCATCAAAAAATGTTGAAGAAGCAAGCGATTTAGTTAAAAGTTTATCATCTGTTCAAGAATCACAGAAATCTTTTATTTCAAAAATAAAAGAAGCCTATATAGTTTCGCCTGAAGAAAAACTTAAAAAACAAAAATCATTAGTTGGGAATTACACTTATTTCTTAAAGTATCTTTATTCTTTAGGTATAAATGATCCACAAAAATCCAATGATTGGCTTGTTGCTTCTACATCAATAAAAGAAAAATCTAAAAATTTGTTAAATAATGAT